GCTCTTCCGATCTGGTGAAAAACCAGTCTGGAGCTTTCAAAACTACATCAGACAGAGGTGAACGCTATGGGTAGAGGAGGAGCGAGGGTCCGCTCTGGGCCACCAGCAAATGAGAACTCGGGCCGGTCCGCCCGACGCGGTTTTTCTCTGAAAGCCCTGCCCCCAACAGGCAGGCGCGGCAGGCCACCAAAGTTCCCGCTGCCAGAAATGAGTGAGCGGGAAGAAGAAGTTTGGAAGAGCCTTTGGAAAAGCCCCCAGGCGGTGGCCTGGTCGATGCCCGAAAACAAGTGGATGCACCATCTGGTCGGCTTATACACGCGGGTTCTCGTAAAGTGCGAGAGCCCCTCTACGCCGCCTTCCTTACTGGCGCAGCTGCACCGGATAGGAGACCAGATTGGGATGACCCCGGCGGGTCTTTCTTTCCTCGGATGGAAAATCGCCGAGGAAAGCGAGTCTAAGAGCGCCCCTAAGCCTAAAAGAAATGCTTCAGCGGGGGCGCGCACACGGCTGAAAGTGGTTGTAAATGAGTGAGCGTGTTGTTGATTTCCCAACTCTTGGGTTTTTAGCGGCTGACTGGATTGAAGCTCACTGTACGGTCCCATCTGGATTTGATTTGGGCGCGCCGCTGGTTCACGTTGGCTGGCAGCTATGGTGCGATGTTAATCATTATCGGGTTCGTGAGGGCGCAAAGCTGGGCGAGCGCGGCCAGTCTGGTGCTTCCCAGTTCTTCTACAGACGCTCCTTGGTGGTGGGCCCGCAAAAGTCGGGCAAATCTCCTTGGGGAGCATCCATTACTGCCTTTGAGGCTGTTGGCCCGTGCCTGTTCGCCGGGTGGGCCAAGGAAGGAGACTATTACTCGTGCGCGGATAACGGGTGCCCTTGCGGTTTTGAGTACGCGTATGTGCCTGGCGAGCCTATGGGGATGGTGCGTAACCGCTCCTTGATTCAGCTTTTAGCTACCGCTGAAGAGCAGGTTGCCAATATGTATGACCCTTTGAACTTTATGGTACGTAACGGGCCGTTAGCAGAGTTTGTCAAACCTGCTGAGGGCTTCTTGAGGCTGCCTCATAGGGGAAAAGTTGAAGTGGTAACCCAATCAGCGCGGGCACGCTTGGGCGCGCCAATCAATTTCGCTATAGCTGATGAGTCTGGCTTGTACACGGGCAAGATGAAGCAAACCTGGGCGACGATGCGGCGCGGCCTGGCAGGTATGGGCGGGCGCGGGATCGAAATTACTAACCCTTGGGACCCAATGGAGGCCTCCGCAGCCCAAGAAACCTACGAAGCTCACACTAAAGACGTCTTCGTTTTCTACCAGAAACCAGATGGCAAACTCGACTACACGGTCAAGCATGATAGGCGAAAGATCCACGAGTACGTTTACGCAGATTCCCCTTGGGTTGACCTCAATGCGATCGAAGCTGAAGCTGCCGAATTAGTGCGCACTGACCCAACTCAGGCAATGCGCTTCTTCGGGAACAAGCTTGTGCAAGGTCTCGGCTCGTTCATGCCGGAAACTCTCTGGGATGAACGCACTCGCCCCGGCCAGGAGCCCCCAACGGGCGGGCCAGTTTGTGTCGGTTTTGACGGCTCCCGCAGCGGGGACTGGACCGCGCTGCGAGTAGAAACCTTAGACGGGCTGCGATTCACCCCCACATACGGGCCAGACTCGCGCCCTACATGGTGGAACCCGCAAATATGGGACGGGCGAATCCCACGAGGGGAAGTAGACGCAGCAGTACGCGAAATCTTCGCCACCTACGAAGTCGCCCGCATGTACGTTGACCCCAGATTTTGGGAAACACAAGCAGACGCCTGGGCCCGCGACTTCGGCGAAGACAAGGTCATCCAATGGCCAACCAACAAAATCAACCGCATGTTCGAAGCGCTCACACGCTACATGGAAGATCTCAGCGAGGGTCTGACCTTCCACCTGGAAGATTCCATGATGAAAACCCACGTGCTAAACGCCCGCAAAATCGCCAAACCCGGAGACAAATACATCCTCGGTAAACCAAAAGAGCACATGAAAATCGACCTCGTAATGGCCGACGTGCTCGCCCACGAAGCCGCAGCCGACGCCCGCGCCACCGGGTGGGAAGAAGACCAGGGCGCAGGCATGATTCATTTCGCCTAACCCGCCCTCAGGAAGGAGCAAATCTTGAGGCTCACAACCACCGAAGAAGCCTACCTGCAAAAAGGCATCGAGCAACTAGCCCTACAGTGGGCAAAAGATGAAGAACTCCTCGCCTACTACGACGGCCTGCAACGCATCGAGTTCCTCGGCCTGGCCGTAGCCCCCCAAATGCGCAAATTCGAACTATGCGTAAACTGGCCGCGCGTAGTAGTAGACACCATCGAACACCGCCAAGACGTGCGCTCCTTGTTCATGCCAGGAGAAGAAACCGCCTCAAAAAACCTGCAAGAAGGCTGGGACGCCAACAACATGGACTCCGACCTATGCCTATCCAACCGAGATCGACTAATCCTAGGGCGCTCTTTCATATCTGTCGGAGCCAACGAAGAAGCAGGCGCACTGCCCATAATCCAGGTGGAATCACCGCGCGAAATGTGCGTAATCATGGACCGCCGCCGCCGCGCAGTAGCCGCAGCAGTACGCGTATACGACTACACAGACGGCACCCCCAGGGCAGCAACCATCTACCTACCAGACAAAACCCTCTGGTGCGCACGCCAAAAAGGAATATGGCACGTACAAGACGCAGACGAACACAACCTCGGCCGCGTCCCCGTAGTACCAATAATCAACCGGCGACGCACCACCACCCAATACGGGCGCTCCGAAATGAGCGACGTAATCCCCCTAGCAGACGCAGCCGCACGCACCCTAACCAACCTACAAGTCGCAGCCGAAGCACTAGCGGTGCCTAAGCGTTGGGCTACAGGGGTTAAACCTGCTGATTTTATGGATAAGGGCGGGAAGATTCTGCCGAAGTGGGAGGCATATTTCAATGCGGTGTGGGCGACCTCGAATAAGGACGCGAAATTAGGCCAGTTGGATGCGGCGGATCTGAAGAATTTCACTGAGACGGTCCAATTCTACGGCAAGCTCGCAGCATCGGTTACTGGTTTCCCGGCTAAATATTTTGGTCTAACTACTACTAACCCTCCTGCTGAGGGGGCTATCCGTGCTGAGGAATCCCAGTTAGTGAAAATGGTCGAACGCCATAACCGGGAAGTCGGTAATGCCCTGGGCCAGGTTATGGGCCTGTACGAGCAGATCCGCACCGGAGAAAAAGTTGATGGGTCGCGTATTGCTGTCGAGTGGTATGACCCAGCTACCCCAACCTTCTCCCAGCGTGCAGACGCACTACAAAAGCTTGCCGGGGGTAAACCCCTAATTAGCCGTGAGGGGGCGTGGGATGAGCTCGGTTTCTCCGAGGCCCGCAAGGAGCGCGAGCGCGAATATTTAGAACAGGAAGCAGCCGACGACCTCGTGGGAGAACTTGTAAGTAAGAGCGGTGAGAATGGCGGTGCCTAATCGTGAATGCTACCGAAGACCATTACCGCAAAGTCGCAAACTTGCAGGTAAAAGCTGCGGCTATAGGACGCCACCAGTGGGGCAAAACCAACCCCGACTACATTAGCCAGTCCTGGGGCCTAAACCTGCCCACTTTGGTAAATGCCATATCGGTTTTGCAATATGACGCCGCCGCAGAAGGCGCATCCTATGGGGCGGCAGCGCTGGCAGGCCAAGGAGACTACGAAGCGCCAACAGGGTTCGTAAACCCCTACGGGTTTGTTGGTATTGCATCTGACGGGCGCTCCCTAGAAGGCCTACTACAGTCCCCGGTTATCACGGCTAAAACTGCGATAGGGAATGGGGCAAGCGCAGGGCAGGCCCTCCAAATGGGCAGACGCCAGCTAGACATGCTTCTACTCACTTTGATTGCGGATGTGGCGCGCTCTGCCGCCTCGGTAGATATTACTGCCCGCCCCGGGGTCGGGTATGTGCGCATGGTAAGCCCTGGGGCTTGCGCGCGTTGCGCTATCCTCGCGGGCCGCTTCTACAGGTGGAACACCGGGTTTCTCAGACACCCTAATTGCGGGTGCGTACACATCCCAGCGAGGCAGTCGCGTAAAGCTGCGGCTATTAAAGAAGGCTACATCGCTGACCCGTACGCATATTTTCGTTCCCTGCCTCTTGTCGAGCAGAACCGTCTCTTGTCTAAAGCGGGCGCGCAGGCAGTAAGAGATGGCGCGGATATATTCCAGGTAGTGAATTCCCGGCGCGGTAGGACCAAAACCGGGATGTTCACCACCGAAGGTATGAGCACACGCGGGCACGCAGCAGGAATACTAAAACGTGGCCAGCGTAGGGCAACCCCCGAGCTCATCTACAAATGGGCGAAAGGAGATAGGGGGCAAGCTCAAAGGCTGCTTCGCGAGCACGGGTATATTCTCCCGGGTGGGCAAAACCCCGTTGGGGTGCTCCGTGGGGCACGTGAGGGGTTTGGCCAATACGGTAAAGGTGGGCGTGCAAAAGCCTCCACGCAGGCCGTATTAGAAGCTCGCCAACGCGGCTGGCGCGACCCGAATAACGTTTATACGATGACTGCGGCAGAACGCCGCCTCTACGTTGCAGAACGCGATTATAAGGAAGTACTGGTCGGGCGTAACCCGTGGACTACTGCGGCGGTAGAGCGCAGGGGTGGGGCCAAAATTGGTGGCACAGATGAGCCCCTAACCGCGCAGATTGCTGCCTCAGTCGAATCAACGTATAGGGCTGAGCTTATGGCCGCGATGCGCCCAGGCGGAATCCTTTCCAAAGAGGTAGCGCGCAGGCCCGACCAGTATCTACCTACCACCCGATTAGGCAGAAAAACAGTAGGGAAGAAATCCCCGACTCCTGCTGCTAGCGGGAGGGGAGGAGCTAAGCCGCCTAGTGGCCCAAAACGGGTGTCGAGTAGTGCTGATATGCCACGGTGGCGGCGCGAAGCCGAAATCCACACGTCTGACGTAGAGCCTATGCCACGGTCAGAATACGAGGAGATAGCGCGACGGCTTAACCCGGCGACAGAAGAAAACATGAAAGTCAGCCTCTACGGGAGTTCGCGGGGGAAAGGGGGTCATCTAGACGAGGATGCGGGAGTAGGCAAAACTCATTACCCGTCCGAGTGGACAGTCGAGGACGCTTTAGACGCGATTAATTACACCCAAAACTATCCCGAGTGGATCACGGAAAACTCGTCTGGAGAAGGTATGTATGATCTTCGGGCCGAATACAAAGGCGTTTTGATGGAAGTAACAATCAACATCAAACGCAAAGGCAGACGCCAACGACCACATGCTTTCCCCGTAACGGGTGATGGGGTATACATGGTTACGACAAAGAAAAGTATAATTAAACCGTGGAACGGGCCAGTGGACTGGGAAGGTTTCAGGAGGGTGGAATGAGTGAGTATGAAGATGCTTTCTGGGAAGCCTGCGATGAAGTTCGCACCCAGTTTACTGACGAGGAATGGGAAAGCAGGTACGGCTATGTGATAATGGCCGACGGCCCATTCAAACCAGCCTGGGATGCGGGAATGTGGAAGGCTAAAGAGGTCGGTTTTACCTACAGTGACGCTCTATTAGCGAAACTCGATAAGCTTATTCCCCCTTTGGATGACCCAGACGCTGACGGAATCGACGACATAATGCGGCAGACAATTGATCTGATGAAAGAAATCAAGAAAAAGGCCTAAGCCCACACCACATAATTCTAGTTTTACCCACTAGACCACACCGGTCTGGTGGGTTCTTTTATACCCGCACCCGCGACGGGTGGCGGGTTTCTTTCCGAGCGATTTGGAGAAAAACAAAATGGCAGAAACAAACACCACCAAAACCGAGCCCGAAAAAACCGAGGAACCCCTCGGAGAAGGCGGCGTGAAAGCCCTCAAAGCGGAGCGCGATGCCCGCAAACAGGCAGAACGCCAGGTACAAGAACTGACCGAAAAACTAGACGCCACCACCAATGATCTAGAAGACAAACTCGCAGAAGCAACCAAGCAGGGCAAAACCACCTCCGCCCAGCTCGCCCGCATGAACGTCGCGTACGAGCAAGGAGTGCCCGCCGATCTAATCGGCTACCTGCAAGGAGAAACTGCCGAAGAACTCGCCGAGTCAGCCAAGACCCTCATGGGTCACCTGTCTGCCAACAAAGCCGAGCCTGAACCCAAAACCCCAGGCCCACGCCCTGACCTAACCCAAGGCAAAGCCCCCGGAGCATCCGGCCCGGCACTCAACTCGCCACAGCTAACCGCCGCGCTGGCAAAAGCCGTTGGCGTAACACTATCCGAATAAAAACCGAACCTACCCTCCAAATCATTTGGGGAAAGGACAAAAATGGCTATCACAGCAGCAACCAAAACCACCGATTTTTCCGGCTTCATCAAACCCGAAGAATCCGCACCAATATTCGACGAGGCCGCCCGCGTATCAGCGGTACAGTCCCTAGCAAGGCAGATCCCGCTGGGCATTTCCGGGCAGGAAATCCCCGTAGTCACCTCAAAACCGGTAGCAAACTGGACCAGTGAAGGCGGGCAGAAACAAACCACTAACATGGGGCTCGCACTGCGCACCATGACCCCAAAGAAACTAACCGCTATCGCAGTAGTTTCCGCAGAAGTCGTACGCGCCAACCCCGGCAACTACGTCACCCAGCTACGGCCCGCACTCGCGGAAGCATTCGGGCGGGCATTCGACAACGCCGCACTGTATAACACCGGTGGCGATGGTACAGGTACTGGGCCCTTTGACGATTACGTTGCTAAAACAACCAAGGCAGTCACCCTAGGGACGTCAAAGAAAGGCGTTTATGGGGATCTTGTTACCGGCCTTGACCTGCTCCTAAAGGACAAGAAGAGGGCAACCGGGTTCGCTTTTGATACCGGTATGGAAACCACTTTCCTGGGGCAGCTAGATCAGACCGGGAGACCGCTGTTCGTGCCTGGGGAGGCAACCGAGACCGCGTCTGCGGTAGCCCACGGCTCCCTGCTTGGGCGCACGACTGTTCTCGCTGAGGGCATTGGAAACGGACCGGTCGAAGGGTTCCTGGGGAACTGGTCTAAGGCCGCCTGGGGCGTAGTTGGCGGCATCAACTACAGGATTTCTACCGAGGCCGCAGTCACAATAGGGGACAAGCTCGTCTCCCTATTCGAGCACAACCTCGTAGCGATTCTGGCTGAAGCCGAGTACGGATTCGTCCTCGAATCCGCCGATCATTTCGTCAAATTCAATGCTGCAACCGGCGAGGCAGCATAGTGGCCGCGCGTAAAAGCACTGCGGCTAAACCGGCACGGGGACGCGAGGACGGCCTAGTTGACCTCGCGTCCCCCTCCGGGGCGAAAGTGACCGTGGCAGAAGCATTAGCAGACCGACTACTAGCAGGCGGATACAAACCAGCCTGACGGCAAGGAGGTAGGCGTGGGCGCAACCATAACCAGCGTGGGAGAAGCATTAGGCCGAAAAATCGCCGACCCAGACGAAATCGCCCAGGTGAACTTTTGGATTAAAGGCGCAGAGCTCCTAATCAAAAGACGCCTCGGCCCCTTAGAAGGACTGGACGCGGAAGCCGTCGAATACGTTATCTCTCAGGCAGTAGCAAGACGGGCCCTAAACCCTGAGGGCAAACGCACCGAACGCATAGACGACTACTCCTATACGCTTAGCGCAGACTCAGCGGCAGCAGAAATAACTATCACAGACCTGGAATGGGCAATGCTAACCCCTGACGACAACACGATCGGCGGCGCATTCTCCATAACCCCAACAAGCCCCACATATGTGAGGCGAGCCGGGCGAGGAACAGGAAGAGAGGTAAACCATGACAGTTTCAATGGCAGTGCGTTCTGGTAGGCGCGCCGCAGAAAAACTCATGGTCGACAACTGCCGCATAACCAGGACGGGGGAACCTACCATCGGCCCAGACGGGCGCGAGCATATTAGTGAAACCACCGTTTACGAGGGCAAGTGCAAGGTGCAAACCTACGAGCCTTATGAGCAAACCCCAAACACCGCCGGGCACACAGCAGTAGTACAACGCTACTCAGTGCACGTCCCCTACGGGGCGGGACCATTTGAAGTAGGGGACAAGGTAACTGTAACTGGTAGAGAATTTCGCGTAGCTGGCCTACACGAAAAAACCTACCAGACCGCAATCAGGCTACTAGTGGATGAGGTCGTAATCTGATGGGCATTATCAGCATTGACACGTCCGAGGTGCGCGCGCTCGCGGCGGATTTACGGCAAGTGGATTCGCGCCTGGCCCGCCATGTGGTCCCGGTGCTGCGCAAGGGTGCGGTGAATGTCAAGAATCAGCTTGTGAAAGAAGCTGAGGAGTCAACGCACTTTCGCGGTTTTGCACCTGCGATTAGCTTTGATGAGGGCTCCTTCGCGGGGTTTGGTGGAGGCGAGTTCAAGGTAGATATTGGGCCTACTAAAGGCGCGCCAGGTTCCCTAGCTAATATTGCCTACTTCGGTACTAGCAGGGGCGGGGGGACAGTTCCGGACCCGATGGGCGCGTTAGAGGCGGAGGCCCCAGGGTTTGCTGACGCGCTTGGGGAGTTCGCCGAAAGGATGCTCACATGAAACAGGCAATACTTGAGCTGCGCAAACTCTTAACCGGGGAGGGGCTGCCCTGTTATGTGGCAGATATGAGAAAACCTGTCCTGACCTCTGCGGACTACCCGTACATAGTAATCACTGCTGGGGTAGGGGAGAAGCCCTCGGAGGATCTAGCCGGCAAGATGCGCGATCTAGACGAGTGGGTGCGCATAACTATTGCCGATGCCACGCCAATAAATGCTTTGGATTCGGCAGAAAAATGCGAAGCACTCCTACAAGGGCACGTCCTCCCCCTGGCCGGGTGGCGCACTTTCCCGATAGATGTTCGCCCAGTGTTAGGCGTAACCGTGGACCGCACCGTGACTATTAGCGACACGAACACGCACCCCGCCTACCTGGTAATAGAAGCCCACATAATGGCCACACCAATAAGGAGGTGCTAATGGACAAATTAGTAACCGTATACGACAAGAACACAGGCGAGCGGGTTCCCTATAAGGTTCCCGCTCATTTTGTTGGGCACCCACTTTTAGGCCCTGATTGGGTCCGAAACAAACCCAACACAAGATCTATTCCCCCAGCAGATATGAACCCTGTTGAAAGCCAGCCAGAAATACTTCCAACCGAAAATACTGAAGGAGAATACAATGCCTAAAACCCTAGCTGATGGGCGCATTAAACTGACTGTTCTAACCCAGAAGCCAAAAGACCTGCGTGCTCCCACCGTAGACGAGCTAAAGAAGGGCCTGGAAGGGTCCTGCCAGGTACTCAAATCTGATTACAAGCTCGGCGCGACCGCTTCCGAAACGATCAACGAGCCTGCCCTATGCACGGCCTCGAACGCAACAGTGTTCGGCGCTTCAAACTATGAAGGGTCTGTCTCACCATTCATCCTCAAAGATGAACACGGGAAAACCCTAGCTGATGAAGCCACCGTTTGGGAGGCCCTCCGCACTAAAGGCACCACGCTTTGGCTGGTAGAACGCGAAGGCCCCGAATACGACAAGGACTACGAGGTAGGCGACGAGATAGACATTTATGAGGTCGTAACCGACACCCCGCAGAAGCCCTCTGACCGGACCGGCTACATCAAGAGAACTATCCCGCTGGGCGTACAAAATGCCTACGAGAATGTGAAGGTTGTAGCCGCCGCAGGGTAATCCCCCTCGGCGGTTTACTTTTGCCGCCCCCAAACACTGCTTTCAGCCGGTAGTGGGGCGGGTAGGAGCATCTGGTGGCCAGGCCCTACCCGCCCCAGGGGGCGGCCCCAAAATAATTAGGCCACCATCCAAAACCGCTCTTACATAAACTTTGGAGGCCACCATGACAACACTGCCCGAAGGCGTACGCACCTACGAAACCGCCCAGCCCACCCCGGAAACCTTTGACCTTACCGCCTGGATGGAAGGCCTCGCCCCCACAAAGCGAGCCTGCACAATCTATGCCCGCGCCGACCTACTATCCCAGCTGGACCTACTAGCAGAAAAAATCAGGATAGCCGAACGAGCCGGACAGGAGGCAACCCCCCTGCGCGAACAGTTCCTAAAGCTCAAAAGCGAGGTCGAAGCCTCCGCCCTCGACATCGTGGTGCGAGCATGGTCCCAAACTCGCATAAAACGCAACGCTCAAGCATTAAAAGAAGAAGGCATCACCGACCCAGACGAAGTGGGTTTACACCAGATCGCCCAGCAGATCGAATCCCCCACCGGGTTTGGAGTTGACCAGCTGCGCAAACTAAACGAAATATCCCCCCAGCAAGCCTCCCTAATCGCGGCCACAGTAGTATCAGCAAACCAAGGGGCCGTGGAGGTAAAAATCCCTTTTTAGTAGACGCCCTCGACACCAACAAAAACGCCGGGATACTCCAGCTGTTACGCACCGCAAAAGAATGGCATATCCCACCGCTAGTAATGGCAGGAGTGAACCCACCACAGGCCGGGTGGGCATGGGAAGATACCATGCTCGCCCAGGCCCACTCCGTCTTTGAAAAAACCAGAATCTGCACCGGGTGCGGCTACCCCACACGCCTCGCCCACGACGACGACATGGACGGCTGGTTCGAGGTCAAACAAACATTCTGCATCGCCTGCGAAACAAAAGACCGCTTCCAGGCAGACACTGAAAAAACCAAGCCCACCCCAGGCATGGTCCCAACCCTAGAAATAACAAAACAATAGGAGGCCCCCTTTGGCTGACCGCAGTATCAAAGTAACTCTTAGGGCAAACGTCGCAGACTTCACCGCCCAAATGAAGAACGCCTCCTCCAGCCTAGAAGCAGTCGTAAAAGCCGCAGACAAAACCGGTACTGTAGCCACAACCAGGATGGGCCGCCTAGCACAATCCGCACAACTACAAAGAGGCGAATGGGAAAAAGCCGGCTCAGCCCTAACCAAGTTCGGCCTAGTCACCACAGGCGCGCTCGCGGGCTCGATAAAAGCCGCAGTCGACTGGGAATCCGCCTTCGCGGGAGTCCGCAAAACCGTAGACGGTACTCCTGCAGACCTAGCAAGAATAGAATCCGGGCTACGGGCCATGACCGGGCAAGTATCTGCCTCCCACGGAGAAATCGCAGCAGTAGCAGAAGCCGCAGGCCAGCTAGGCGTATCCAAAGAAAACATTGTCGGATTCACCAAGACAATGGTTGACCTTGGCGAAGCAACCAACCTGTCAGCCCAAGACGCCGCCATGACCCTAACCAGGTTCATGAACATCATGGGCACCAGCCAAGATAAAGTCTCCAACCTAGGCTCATCAATCGTCCACCTCGGCAACAACTACGCCACAACAGAATCCGAAATCGCCGCAATGGGAATGCGCCTAGCCGGCGCAGGCCACCAAATTGGCCTGTCCGAAGGACAAACCCTAGGCCTGGCTGCGGCCCTCTCATCTGTCGGTGTAGAGGCAGAAGCCGGCGGATCAGCATTCTCTCGCGTAATCACCACCATGCGAAACGCCGTAGACACCGGCGGCCCACAACTAGAAACCTTCGCGCGAGTAGCAGGAATGACCGGCAAACAATTCCAGCAGGCCTTCAAACGTGACGCCGGTAGCGCAATCGGCGCATTCATCAAAGGCCTAAACGGAATAGAAGCTGCTGGCGGCTCAATGCAACCAGTACTCGAACAACTAGGCCTAACCGACCTACGCGTAGGCGATGCTCTACGCCGCGCCGCCTCCGCTTCCGACGTATTCTCCAAAGCCATGCGCGACGGGCAAAGCGCTTTTGACGAGAACAAAGCACTCGCGGAGGAAGTCGCGCGCAGGTATGAGACGGTCGGGGCCCGGTCGAAAATGGCGTGGAATCAGATTAAAGATGCTGCCATTAGCACCGGGGATAGTCTGCTACCTGTAGTGGGTAATTTAGCTGATGGGGTGGCAGGAGTCGCTAAAGGGTTTGCCTCCCTGCCTAAACCAGTCCAGACCGCTGCCGCAACACTTACAGGCGTGGTAGGCGTATCTGCCCTACTGACTGGAGGGTTTTTGAAGCTAACTCCGGCTGTTTTAGAGACCATTACCGCCCTGGAAAGCCTCGGCGTGGTATCAGCAGGCGCGAAAGCCAAAGCAGGCGGCCTAATATCTGCCGTCAGTAAGATTGGGGCGGTAGTAGCAGTTGCGGGGGCCGCACTTACGGCACTTAAAGCCGCCCAACAGTGGCTTGAGGATCCACCTTCTAAGGGAATAAAGCAATACACTAACGCCATTTTAGAAATTAAGAAGGCGTCAGATGTGCCGAAGCTTCTCAAAGATACCGGGGAGAATTTCCTTGGTATAAAAATTGGGGCAGCCGCAGGCGCAAAAAGCGTAAAGCAATACTCCAAAATGGTTAGTGAGGCATCCCGCCTAACCGGTTCATGGAGCGAAACCTACGAGAGACTCGTGGCTAAAGCCCCAGGAGTTTCGCTGGACCCCGCTCTTAAAGTTGCTGACGAGCTAAAAGAGTATGGCAAAGCCCTGGCAGGGCTCCCCCTGAACAAAGCCCAGGCGCAGTTTAGGCTGATGACCGACGCTGCCGGAGGGACCAGCAAAGCAATCAGAGATCACTTGAAACTGATGCCTGAGTATGCTCAAGCGCTCCGGGATAAGGCCCAGGCGGCAGGCCTATCTCTTAGTCAGGATCAGCTTGCTAAGCTCGCAGTTGGCGAGCTCACTCTTGAGACTGATAAGAATGGGCAGGCACAGCTGAAAGCTGCTGACGCGGCTAACGCGGCGGGTGAAGCTTTATCCCGGTGGGGTGGGCATGCGCTCACCGCAGGGGACGCGGGTGAACAGTTACGCCAGAAGCTGCAGGGGGCCTCTGAATCCTTTATTAATGTGGGAGAGGCCGCCCAGAGTGGTAGTGGCGGGTTTGAGGACTTCGCCTCAAAACTTGAAGAACAGATTGAGTCCATGAAGACCTGGCAGGCCTCCATGGCAGTTCTAAAGCAAAAGCTCTCCCCGGAGGCTTTCTCCCAGCTACTCGATATGGGGGCTACCGGTGCGCAGATTGCGAAAGATCTAACCGATGGGGTTAACGATGAGGCCCAGTGGGCACAATTCAATAACCTCATGGGGGCGAAAGGTAAGCAGTCCTCACAGGTTTTCGCGGAGGCTATGGATGACTCCTCGTTTACAGCTGCTGTCCAGCAGGTGATGGCACAAAAAGGCGAACTCGCGGCAGTCGCGTTCTCAGATGCCGTGATCAATAAGGGTATGACTTTGCAGCAAGCTGCCCAGGCTTTAGATGTGAAACTAGATATTGACGCAACGACTGACAAGGCGAAAGCTAAAGCAGACGAGGCGGCAAACTACACAACAGCAAAAAAGCCGCAGATGACGCTGGAGATGCTAACAGACCCGGCTAGGATTGCTGCCGGCGAGACCGCACAAATGGCAGAGGGACTATCGCCAGCTATGAAACTTGGGGCAGACCCAAGCGGGGCAATTGGGGTATTCAACTCAACCCAGGCAGACGGCTCTTCACGGAACCCGATTATGCTTTTAGGCGCTATGGCGGGCCCCGCATTGGGGGTTATAAATGCGACTGAGGCTGACGGGTCATCGCGTAGGCCAGTAATGACCCTGGACGCTAACGGTAGACCCGCGATTGGGAGCATGAACTCGGCAAAGGGCTACGGTGACCGTCTCAGCTCGTGGATTAGCGTGAACGCTACCGACCACTTCACAGGGCCGGTATGGGGGATACTCAGCTCGATCCCCTCAGTAAAAACAATCACCGTGGTTGCTAACGTTGTGCGCTCTGTAGCTGGTATGTTGGGGTTTGCCTCTGGCGGCCCAGTATGGGGGCTAGGGACGGGAACATCTGACTCTATCCCGGCACGCCTATCAAATAATGAGCATGTTATTACGGCGGCGGAAGTAACCGCAGCTGGTGGGCATGGCGCGATATTCGCGCTAAGGCACATGATGCACACTGGGCAGATCCGAGACCTGCTGCGCGAGCGGGGCTTCGCCGAAGGGGGAACCCCAGCACTGCCTTATGCGCCACGGCCACTTATCACATCTGGTGGCGCAATGGCCTCACGGGTTGCGCACGAGGTCAGCGTGTCACTAGCGGGCCAATCTCTCGCGCTTGTCCTAGACGATGGCACCCGTTTTAACGCGCACATCGAAGAGGCCGTGGACCGCAGGATCATAGCTTCTTCGGCAATGTGAAAGACAGGTTAGAGAGGCAAAATGACACTTAAAGGATTTATTGCTGCCCACTCGGGGCTGCCCTCATTCATGATAGACGCTGGCCCTTACCGGCTTTACAGGCAGCGCGTACTGATCGATAAGGGAGTGGGGCCTACGATCATTTCTGATCCCGCAGCGCCCGTTGGTAAACCGACCGAGTACCACGTGCAAACGGCGGAAGATAACTGGAGTGAGCTACTTACGCGCCCAGGGATTGGGGCCGCCTACCTCCTTTCTGATGCGCAAGGCCGGGGCCCCGTGCCAGTCAGGATCACTAACGGCGATGACACCGGGTGGGATTGTGGGGCAGCCGTATATCGCCCGGCGAATCGGGCCGCACCAGTAGTTAGATACAGTTTCCCGCCTCGCAGCACGGGAACCCTGCAATTCAGTGCTGGGCCGGAAGCAACGGGACGCGTGAGGGAACTGGTAGCAAGACAGGAGCCGTTCTTTTTGCTGCATGACCATAGCGTGTGCCGGATCCCTAGCTGCGATGTCCCAGCTACTCGCCTTATCGTCCCAACCGGGGACATTACCGAGTCTAGGACGGCGCGAATAGATGCGGCGCACCGAGCCTGGAACATGCAGTACACGCGCCTTCCAGAATCCGCAGCATCTAAACAGATTTTCCTCACCTGGGGAGACTGGGTGCGCGCAGAAGACTCGTGGGAAAACTCTTCTTACGTTGAGCTTGCTGAGACGATTGGGGGCCTATCATGAGGCCGGGCCCATCCCTGAAGGACCTTTTAGGACCGGTCAAGGTGGGGGTGCAAGTACGTGTAACTAGGGGCCGGCAAACTCTTGCGGAAAATCTGCCGGCCTCTAACGCGCGACTAGAGTATGCGTCAGATCGTGTTGTCCCCGGCAGGCTTACCTATGATCTGCCGGCCTCGTGGGCCCCCGCTCACCCCCTGGCCCCAGCCAATAATTATGGGCAGCGCTCCGAGGTAACGATTTCGTTTGAGACTGGAGGTAGGGTCTATGAGACTCCGCTCGGTCAGTTTATCCATGAATCATGGGGGCCAGTTTCAGGGGACACTTTCACGGTTGAAGCCCTAGATTTGATGCAGATCCCCGAGTGTGACCCGATGGTGTGGCCTTCATCCCCACCTGAGGGGGCGACGCTGATCTCTGAGATGCAACGGCTGGCAACTTTGCGCCTGCCAGTGAAATCGGACCTGTACCGGGACCCGATTATTCAGCGTGGCTCACAATGGGGAACGTCTCGGACGGAGGCAATACGAGACCTTGCGGCCTCTCAGGGAGTCGAATACGGGGTCAAAGCGGACGGCTGCCTACATGTGTGGAAGCCTGATAACGCGGGGCTGAAACCCGCAGCCTACTACACCGGCAAAGACCTACTGGTAGAAGCTCCTGCTACCGGTTTTGCCCGCCGCCCCAATAGGTTCCTCGCAGTAGGGAAGAAAGACAAAGAAGAATGGGTCGCATGGGCAGACCGCGCAGGGTTCCCATTCGATAAAGATTACGGGGTTATCACCCAGCGGGAAGAAATCTCTGCCCCCGAAGCCTATAAGGATGTTCAGGCGGCAGCGAATAAGGCAATGCGTGAGTCTATGGGCGCATTGAAAAAGAGATCTCTAGGCATCGTTCCAGACCCTCGCCTTGAAGCTGGAGACGTGATCGGGATATCAACCCCAGCTGGGGAAGAAATTGTTGGGCGCGTAGTTGCTTATTCTCTGCCACTTGGCGGGGAAGAACCCATGCGCGTTGATTTGGAGGAATTTACATGGTGAAGCCGTCTTTATGGTTAGATAAGTCCCCATCTGACGGGGTGCGGGGGCAGCTATCCCGCCCGGATGCTGCCTTATACGGTCGAGTGGAATCAATCGTTGACGGGATTTTGTCGGTCCGGTTTGAAGGGGCAGAGGGATATCCGCCAGTGCGCGTGCGTGGAGATGGGGGAATTGCCGCAGTTGGTGCGCGAGTACCATTGGTGCGTGACTCGTCTGGGCGTGTGGTCCTTGCTGGTGGGGCTAACGACTTCCCAGAGGGCGCGGACCCAGTCCCCACAGGGTATGCAGGGCAGGCCCTGTTAGAAGCTTCAAAACGCGCGGGCGAGGCTAAAAAACAGATCGATGAGTTACAGGTTAGACTCCCGAAAGAACTAGATGAGGCTAAGGGCCGTATCGACGTAGCATTTGAGAACGCTAACCGGGTAGCCTCCCAGTTTGAGGCGGAGAAGGCCCGCGTTGATGGTGAGCTTGCTAAAGCGTTAGGCGCAACAGACGAGGTAAAAAAGTCGGTTGTCGTGGCGACGTCGCAGGCTGATAACGCTAAACGGCTTGCGGAGGAGGCCAAAACCAAGGCGGATAGCGTGGGCGGGAAAGTTGCTGAAGCACAGCAGACGGCCGAGGACGCGAACGGTAAGGCAGAAGTAGCAAGCAGTATCGCCAGTATGGTCCAGATGAAGCTGTCTGGCGTGAAAGACGGCTTGCATGATGTAAAGAGTGCAGCGGATGAGGCTAAGAAGGCTGCGTCTGAGGCGGATTCTAAAGCTAGCGCTGCGGCGAAAACCGCAGGCGAGGCTGGCAGCAATGCCACATCAGCATTACAGGATGCGAAGGCGGCGAAAACTGCCGCCGATAAAGCCACCTCGCAGGCGGAGAACGCGGCGAAGCTTGCTGGTTCTGCTAGTGAGGCTGCCACGCGCGCGCAAACCGCTGCCGATGGTAAAAGCAAGATTACGCGGTCAACCACTACCCCCTCTGGTGCCGGGCATGCGGGGGACGTGTGGTGGCAGTACACCGACTCATCCCTAATTGGCAAGATTATCGGGCAATGGGTTCATGACGGCACCGCGTGGGTGAAAACTGATGTGGGGGCCGAAATAGTCGCAGATTTGACGGTGGATAAGCTCAAGGCTGGCACTGGCAGTTTTGACCGGGCGGTAATTAAGAAGCTTGTGGCGGATCAGGCATTCAGCAATGAAATGTATGCCAGTAGGATTATTTCTGCTGAGAGTGGCAACCTGGTTCTAAATGGTGATCTGACGGGCGGGCAGGCCCCGTGGAGTAAGGAGCTTAGCTTTATTGCTGATGGTGCCCCTCCTGCCTGTTCGGGGTACTTAAACGCGGATGCGAGGCCTGCCGTTATAAAGCAGGTGCACGGGGGAACCCCTATCCGCCTCGAGCCTGGGCGCGAGTACGCGTTCACTGCCTGGGTATCGGCGGACATTCGGGACTCGCGCATGTTCTTAGAGCTACGTGATAGCGAGGATAATCATGCTATCGACGTCACTCAAGGCGGGCCGCTCGAAGGTGTCCCGGATTCGCGTAATGGGAATCCCCAGTATCTTATTGGCGGGTTTGAGATCCCCACGGAGTGGACCAAAATCGGGTGCCGCTTCCGGGTAAACCCGGCCAGGGGGTATCACCTTGGTGCCTTGTATGTGAATCACAGCTCTAGTGATACGTGGGCGTACCAGGCTATCGCTGGGATCTCGATAACGCCGATGGTGGGTTCAACCCTGATTGAGGGCGGGGCTATTACTACCTCGAAGCTTGCCGCTCACGCCGTGGATGTGGAAAAGCTGAATGTTACGGAAAAAATGGGTGCGAAGCTTGGGGAGTTTGTAAAGGTGAAAGCAGATAATATTCTTGCTGGTTCAATTGATGTGGCGTTAGATTTCACCGCCGGGGGCAGGATCACCGGCGCGGAAGTCGTAGGCTCAAAGATCATTGGCGGGCAGGTAATCATAGATAATCCATCAAGGCAGCCAACATTCCAAAACGTGTATGCGGATTATTCTGATCCGGCGGTTAACACTTTCCACGTGGAAGAGAAAACCACTTCCAGTACGAAGATTTTGCCTGACCAAATCGTACAGACTGGCAAGGTTGCGCTCTATAAGCGGGTGTTTAATAAGGGCCGCCCTGGAGGGGGATCGCCAGGGCATGGTGGTTCGAAAGACCTGTTAGATAGGTACACCCAAGAATTGAAGATTGATTCTGGTGGGATTGTCGTGCAGCAGGTCAATTCTAAAAATGATCGTGGGGTGGCGATATCTGCCTGGGGTATTGGTACTCCTGAGCTGCGTATTGATAATACGGGCGAGGTTGGCGCGTTTATGCGGCAAATCCAGATCCAGACCGGCACCGTCCATTGCAAACCAGCAGTTAGGGATGTGGCGACCGTGCGGTGGACGTTCCCCACCCCTTACCCGGCCCCACCGATGATTTTTTGCAACCCTGAGAATTGGGCGCACGTAGTCGCATCCGCATACAAGGTGACTAACACGTTTGCTGATATTGCGGTGCGTAATTTCTCTGGTGTGGTTCCCTCTCAGGATGCAATCCGGGTTATGGCAATCCCCACCAATATTGACACCATGCGCAAGCAGTAAAGGAGTGAACCGTGCGAGTACCTACGACTAGTGAGCTTAGGGAGCTTTCCTTTTTTGAGGTTAGCCGGCTTAGAGATGAGATCAGCGAGGAGTTTAACCGCCAGCAAATAATCGAATACCTACCCACTAACGTTGAGGCTTTACAGGCGGAGTATCAGAAAGCAGCCGGAGTGCCCCCGGCGGGCTCTAACTGGCAGGCCCCGACGGGGTTAAAAACCGCCTACGCGGTCGGGCAGGTAGTCACCCATAACGGGGTCAGGTGGAAGAGCCTATGCTCTTTCAACACTGCCGAGCCCGGCACTAACCCGGCTTTGTGGGGAAAAGAAGACGAAGGAGAAGCTGAGGAGGCCGCGAATGAGTGAGCAGATTGATATAAACACTCTTCTTGAAAAATACGAAGCAGAACTTGCCCGCATGACCCGGCGGGCAATACTCGCAGAAGCAACTATCGAAGCTAAAGAACGCGAACTATCCGCACTAAAAAAACACGGCCTAAAAGATGGAGACGCTAATGAGTAACTCGCACTGGAAGAAAGTAGCGTTGCCGGCAGCGACAGAACCACTCTTAGACGCGTGGAGAAAATTTGCCGATACCGCAGGCATAATCACCACAGCCAATTCGGTTGCTGAGGCCCGCCAAATACTCACCACGGCAGCAGACAATGGGGTAAGCATTACAGCAACAACGCCAGCATATTTCGATATCCACGGGGTTCTGTATCGTGCTGATGGGCGCAAGAATGGGACGGTATGGGTACTCTCGCCCCTAAATGAGGTGGAAGTCGATTCTCGTAAATACTCCACCGGTTGGAGTGGGCACCTCAACGAGAACCAGTTCCACGCGGCCTGCTCCACACAGCTACCGGCCCGCCCCTATGACCGGCTTGTCGCTGTCACCGCCGGGGCATATGGCAGGTGTACCAAAGGCCGAATGAATTTCGCGATTGTGGGCCATAATGGGGCATTCGCAGCAGCCAGGTGGGACCCTGACGAGGAGTCCTCAGTATCGGTAAGCCTGCAAACCGTTGTCCCGGCTGGGGAAGCCCCGAATATCAAGTGCGGCCCACAAGGCGGCTGGCGTGGCGGGGATGCCACACTCACCACTAATGACCGATTCAATTTCATGGTAGCTACCGCCTACCCAATAACAATGGCCTAACAGACTGGCTGTAATACATACCCACCCCGCTCGGGTGGGCTTTTTTATACCCAAAACCCAAAGAATGTGAGGAGCCCATATGGCATATCAAGATATAACCTGCTATGACTCACCGAATTACACGCCTGGCAGGGGCGGCACGCAAGTAAATGTGATTGTTATTCACTGGTGGAATAGTCCGGATCGTAATCCCGGGTTTGAGGGGGCAATACGCACCCTGTGCAACCCGGCGGTTGGCACCTCCGCCCACTGCGTAGCAGAAGCAGGCCGAGTAGCGTGGATCGTAAACGCCGCCGATACAGCCTGGCACGCCGGCGACTACTCCGTCAACAAGCGTTCTATCGGCATCGAGTGTAACCCGCGCATGAGCAGCGCAGACCTTGAAACTATCGCCCAGCTGATCGCGAATATTCGCCGCGATTACGGCTGGCGCATCCCCCTAGCTAAGCATAACGATTTCTACAATACTGCCTGCCCCGGCACGTATGCGGGCAAGCTCGCCTGGCTGGACGCGCGCGCCGAAGACATCCGCCGAGGGGCCCCTGCCAAGGTAACCCCGAAAGCAGACCCAGCCCCCGCCCCCGGCAAACTAGCCGAGGACGGCATCCTAGGGGTTGCATCTTGGAAGAAAATCCAAGCCCACCTACGCACCCCGCAAGACGGCACGATCTCCGACCAGGTGGCGGAAAAACAGGAATACTACCCGGCAATCATGGAAGCTGACCCCTGCCCGGCCCAATTCGGCAACGGCGATGACGGCTCCCAGGCCATACGCGAACTACAAGCCCGCCTAAAACAAACCCAGGACGGCATCCTCGGCCCGACCACAATCCGCGCCTGGCAAGCCAACCTCCACCAGACCCAAGACGGCTACCTCGGAGAAAACACCGCCCAAGCAATACAACACGCCCTCAACACGAAAGGATGGATGTGGTAAAAAATGGACCAGCTATTCCAGCACATTAGCCCCATTGATTTTTCCGCACTCGCGGGCATCCTGGGCACATTCGTAGTCTCGGTGATAACTCGCGCGCACTGGACGCAAAACACTAAACGCCTGGTCGCGCTCGCGGTGTACGTGGCGCTCGCGGCGGCGACCTTCGTGTTTATTAAGTATCCGGCGTTTTACCAGTTCGCGATTATGAATCTGGGTGTGGTTGCGGGGGCTGGGCAGATAGCCTACACGGTCCTAAAGCCCACGGGTTTGATGGATTGGGTGCGTGATATTACTTCCCCGCCTGCTGGTAGGCACCGCGCCCCCACCAAGACCGGCGAGGGGAAGGAGGAGTGAGCTTTTGAGCGGGTTTATTGATGCTCTTGCCACTCTTGGCGGGTTCGGGGGGTTCGCAGCTTTCATCACAGCAATCGCGGGAGTGGTAAAAATCAAACGCGTCGAACATTCCAACAAGAAGATTGAGAAAGCCGCCTGCGAGACCCGAGAGCAATTGGAGACCAACCACGGCTCAAGCTTGCGTGATGCGGTGAATCGTATTGAGCGCATGCAAAAGGAGCAAGATCGCAGATTCGATCTCCTACTTGATCAGGTGAAGAGCCTGGGGCATCAGGTTGGGGATTATCGGCGGGAGCAGGCTATCGCTGCGGAGGATCTACACGCGCGCATGCGCAATCTTGAGCTAAGAACCGAGAAGTGCAATAAGCACTAGCATTTTTGGGGGCACCCTGGCCAGAGTTTGGCTGGGGTGCCCCTTTTTTCGGTTTTAATGGCCCTTTACGTGTCCGCTGGGGGGCGGCCTCCGTGTCCGGGCCGGTTCTTATTCCAGGCATCGATGGTTTCGGGGAGCCAGCCCATGCGTTTGCCTCGGTCGGTCCCAATTTGTGCGTCTGGTTCTGGTAGGCGGTTATCCCGGTAGTAGGTTTTTACCGTGGTGGGGGATATGCCTAGCCTTTTAGCTACCCCGTTCATGGATAGGTATACGGTAGTCATTTTTTGTCCCGTTTTATTGCTGCTAGTAGGGATGCTGCCCCTGTGGTCAGGGCGAGGATGCCGAGGATGAGTTTCCACGGGCCTGGTAGGGGGGCGAATACTGCTACACATCCGGCGACTATAGCTATTGCCCAGGTGGGGATTGTTTTTGTCATTTTGTTGTGGAACGATTAGGGGTGCGGGGCCCGCCCGCTTTGAACGGGCCCCTTTCGATTAGTCCTTCGGGGGGCGGAGGGCTTCAATGAGGGCTGCGATCCCTCCTAGTAGCGTTCCGATCCCCGCTAGGATTTCCCCTATGTGTTCCATGTTCACCTCCTTTGTTCGAACACTACTATTATACCCCCACCACTTACATAAATGCAAATGGTGGAGGTAAATAACGGTTGATTGCTCACTCTCCCAATTTCTCCATCCGCGCAGCAAGAGCCCTATCCCGCTCCACCGCCGAATGCTGATAAATCATTACCGCACCAACGTCGCTATGGCCAGCACGCGCCATAAGGTCGGCGAGAGTTGCTCCCGCCCGCCCGTAAAGAGTTAGCCCGGTGTGACGTAGGTCGTGAAACCTATAGCCCGGATACCCCAGCTGAGTAACGGCCCGGTCATACCAAGCATGCATTGACTTATTAGTGAGAAAAGCCCCCGGCTTACCAGCCATGTGCACAACTAAGGCGTCCTTATCCTTGCTAACAAAGGTGTGCATGTGCTCTGTGACGCGCTTGGCACACTCAGCGGGAAGAGTAACGTCACGTTGAGCCGCGTCAGTCTTTGGCAGCCCCTCAATAAGCTGACCGCCAATGCCCCGGCTTATGCCCCGTCGCACCCTTACAACACCTTTACTCAAGTCAAGGTCCATGCGGCGCAAGCATTGAATCTCGTTAAAGCGCAGCGCCCCCCAAGCCGCCAAGTCAATCATTACCGCATACTCGGGCGGAACGAGCTCGCGCAACTGCGAAATCTCAGCAGGGGAAAGAGTGCGTGTGCACCGTTGCTTGTTCCTAGTGCGCCGAGTCGGTAAGTCAGCTTTTAGGTGGTGCAGATAGCCGTTCTTAGCGCCGTAGACGATTAAGGCGTTGAGCCGGTCTATGGCTTTCTTACGGCGAGAGTGGGAAGGCCAGTTGTGAGAAGTGTCCCACTGTTTGATTGCCGTTTCTGTTAGTTCGTCGCAGCGAATATCTCCAAGTGGGGGGTTGATGTGTTTTGTCATGTAGGAGCGGTAGTCGCGGAGCGTGGCTGGAGCGAGGCCTCTTTCTTCGCAGAAGTGCAGGTATGCGTGGGAAAGCTGCTTGATGGTTTTGCTCCCGTTAAGCAAGGCTGGTTCTTCTTCTGGTTGGGCGATTCCTGCTGCTTCTTGGTTTAGGCGGGCTTGTTCTTTGGCAAGCCAGGCTTGAGCGACGCGTTTTTTCACGAATGTCATCGGGGCTTTGTAAGATCGCCCGGCGTGGGTGTAGCGGGCTTGGTAGCGGCCTGAGGGGAGTTTGCGGATCGATCCCCAAGAGTTTCGAGTGGCCATCGTCGTGCCTTTCTGCGTGCCATCGGTATGCCACTAGAGTAGCCAAAACCGACCAAAACTAACCAAAACCCCAATATAGGTTTAGCGGCATTTTCCGCATCAGGGCAACGAAAAACCCCGGTATTTCAGTGAATACCGGGGCTAGAGCGGAGGATGGGGGAGACTAAAGGGGAGTAGTCGCTGCAAGGGTTTGGCACGCCCGTGCCACTAATATGCCATCAAAAAAATGTCGGATCTGGTCTAATCCTGGCGCACTATTACGCGAAAACCAAAAATGTTACCAAAGTAACATTATAATTCACTTTGCGGCGTAACCAGACCTGCGCCGGCTCGAAAAGGCGACCACATTATCCGCAGCGCCATCATGCCTACCCTCCTCGTGTAACCAACCGCGTATTAACGGCGACGGAACGCCTGTGGCTCTGCTAGCAGCATCGACGCTGCCCCCCCAAGCGCGCGAGAAAGCTTGCCCTAACAGGCCCGGCTTTTCTGCACGAACAAGTACAGGCTCGTTTTGTCGCCACCCTCTCGAATTAAGCTGAATATGCAGAGACCGGCTGCGCATACTGGAAATTAAGCCTAGCCGTTCGGCGCGAACCACAATAGCCCCAACCGAAACACCATACCGAGCCTTGATCCGCAGGAACTGGTTAAGCGTTGTCCCTTCATCTACTTCGCGAATCATCATCTCTTCTGGCAACAGTAAAGCACCAGCAAATGCAAAAGCCCTCCGTTCTTCCACGCTTCTTACCTTAGGGTGGGTGAGTAAATCGTGGTCGAATATTAGATGCCCAAGCTCATGCGCTAACGTCATTCTTTGCACTGCCCCAGGACGCGAGTTGACGCAGGCAATTAACGGCCGATGCTCGTGCGTTGACGGACGAGAAATGCCTGAGTATTCATCCTCTCCCACGCTTTGGGAGAGCAAGACATCGATTACGCCTACGCCGCAATGCTCCGCTAGCCGCGTTACGCTTCGTATAGGAGAGTCGCCACTAATGCCCATCGCTTCACGCAATGATAGTGCTGCCTCCTCAGCAGTCTGGCTGCCAGCAGTCTTCTCGGTCAGGTCGCATGTCTTGTACCCGGATTTTTCGGAGGTCTCACGCCATAGCCGGGAGCCCTCAGAAAAAACTCTACTTACCTTCCTGTCCGTGAGAATCCTTGTAGTGGACTTCTTTCGAAAGGTAGTAGCAGCTTTATCTTGCGGTAGTTCGGGTGCTTCAAAAAAAGACAAAGGCAGACAGAAGGTTAGGGCTAGGGACTCAGCTACCCTCGTAGGGAAGTCAAGGTCCCCGTTAATGATCCTCGATAAGTGCGGCTGAGAGGTCCTAATCTTCTTAGCTATTGCTGTTATAGAGCACCCCTCCAACTCGGCTAGTGCTGATATTCGCTCACCCCTAAGATGCCGTGTCGTTATTTGGGAGTTGTTCGTCAGCATAGAAGAAATACCTCTCGTCCATCTCTTCTTGGGGGAATTGTAGGTTTGTTTCAATCCCAGCGTCCATAGGTAGGGTTAGGCTAAGGTCGATTGGGGGTTTTCTGCCGGTACCTGCCTGTCCCTGTTGTGTGAACCAGACGTAGGGTGATCCCCTCATTGTGGTTATCCGGGTTGCGGTAATCCCACAATAGCAGCAAGTTTATTTGGGTGCCTACGCCTGGTGTTGCTCCGGGGGTAGGTATGTCTAGAGGTGGCTGCCAGTAGAGCTTTCGCTTGTGGTTTCGACCGGCTGCGGGTACGCCCCCAGGGAATGTCGGGTCGCATTCCTTTAAAAAGAGGATCTTAATGTTGTCCTTAGTAAGAAAGGTTTGCCCCATGAGCCTTGTGTTGCCCCCGAGTGCCCATCCGGCGGGTAAGCCTTGTTTTAGCAGAGACGAGCGGACGAATGGGCGGATAAAGAGGGGGCGCAAAAATGGGTAGTCGCGCTCTGGCACTCCCTGGAGCCGACTATCGACTTCTAATGAGGCCATTGGGAAGGCCTCCCACAGGATGTTATTGAGCTCATTCGACGCAATGGTCGCAGCCTGCGGCAGTGTTAAATTTTCACTCATATTATTACTCCTTAGGCGTATTGGTAATAATATTACTGTTAAATTAACACGCTAGGGACACGCCCGCACTCCTTAGCTAGGCTCTCCTGGTAGTCGCGTACTAGCCAGGCGGGTTGGTCGAGTTCTTCGGCAATTCCGAACAAGTCGCCCTCTGCTAGTTTTTCTGCTCTCGCATACGCGGCGCGGGTGGGGCCGGTTCCGACGGGATACAGATAAACCCCGCTGGTAATTACACAGAACCAGCAGGGATATCAGAGCTTTGTAGGAGTATGCAGATTAAACGCTCTCAGGAGCAACACCGCCAAGGCCGTCAGTGTCTTTCCCTCCCGCTCTACGCATAGCCAGCGTCTGCCTGAATTGAGTCGCCTCTGGTTCTTCTGTGAACTCAACTAGATTGCCTGCAATATCCTTTAGCGCGTCCCGCACTTCCGCCGGTGTTACTGCGAAGAACTCGCGCCGCTTGTTCACAAGGTTTACACGCCGATCAGCAAACTTATGATGCAGTTCGGTTTCCACCCCAACTGCATCTTCAGAGAAGAAGAGGGCATGAATGTCGAAATTGTATGGCACCGACGCGTCTGATAGCTCCTGCACCCTCTCAATGGGGCGCAGCCTGCGAGTCATGCCTATCTTTACCATCCGCTCCCCAAAAGAGCCGATATTAGAAATAACGTACACGTACCCGGCGCGAATATTAGCCTTGCGGAAGTCAATATCATTCAGGCTCTTCTCGACCTCGACAATCTTTTCGTGCAGTTCCGCAGCTTCATCTTCCTTGCCAGCGCGTTCCACGACTGCGATCACATTCAAATAATGCTGCTTTTCTTTTTCAAGGCGTTTTTGCTCCTGCTCAAGCTCACGCTCGATGCGGGCAGCCTCTTTAAGCTCGGCACGTTTTTCGCGCTCGATTTCTTTGGCTATATCTTTCGCCTGAAGGTGCTTATAGGCGATGGAGAATGCTTTGGCCCAGAGCTCCTGGTATTCGTTAGATAGCTTTACTTCTGCGTTTCTGCCTATACGTTCTATCGCCTCTCCATTTCGCAAAAGCCTAGAAACAGACGAGCCGTAGTTAGCCAGTGTGAGCTTAGTGAGCATGGCTTTAGCTTCTACATCGTACGAACGCAGAGCCAGGCGTTTAGCGATTCTAGTAAGGCTTGCGAATGTGGTAGCTGATATTGCCGCTGCGGTAGGTAGTGCTGCTGATACTGCTTTCCCTTTAGTGGCGGTCGCTTTGATCTTCTCTTCTGTTTCTTTGAGTTCAAGTTGTAAGCTAATGGCCTCAGCCGCCGGATTCTGAATATCATCCAAACCGTAATCGATGGTGGCCACCTCTTGGCGTATGGGGCGGAGGACTGCTGCGAGCTCCTTTTGCTCTAATTTCAACGTTTCTATTTTAGCTGTTGCGCGCTCGGTATCGCGTGCTAAGCCTTCTAATTCAGCGCGAGAGTTGGACTCTTGATGTATTCTCCACTGTTCGGTTTGAGCTTTGACAGTATCGCAGTGTTTAGCTGTTTCATCCTGCTTGGCTTGGCAGTCCCGCTCGGCCTCTTCTCGCATCTCTTTGCACTGTTCTTCGGTTTCGTTGCGAAGTGTTGCGCAGTATTGCTCAGTTTCAACTTTAGTTCGTTCCAGCTCAGTGATGCGGGCATCCTGAGTTGAAACGGTTTCTATGAGCGGCAAGAGCTGCTTGCGCGTAGCGTAAGCCCCCGAAATTAAAAGCAATGGGCCGATAAACAGGAAAACAAGCCCTATATGCGGGGGAATGAACCCGAGAACAATTCCCAGTATGAAAAGGGTGGTGCCGATGTTAACGCGTTTTTGCCCCCTATGTTTTTTCTTCTCAGCTTTATGGCTGGCGGGGACACTTTGGAATGGCATTGGCTGTGGGGCGGGGAGTTCTGACATGACTACTCTCAAACAGTGGGGTTATTTCGGGCAGATTAAAAATACCTTAATCTAGACCTACCGGGGCTCGGATTTATGGCCCGAAGGCTCAAATGTTTGCGTAGGTGGCGTTGGTAGGCTTCGACAACGTATCTGGGCGTGCCCAGCTCTGCTGCGAGTGCGCCGGGATTGGAAGTATCCAACGCTAGTTCTGCTTCCCGGTACGCGGACTCACTTATCAGTAGGGTTGCTGCTTCCTCGTTTACACGGTCTTCTACTGTTTGACATTGGTGGCCTTCGTGCCCGTGATAGGCGTGAATTAGTTCGTGGGCGAGCGTGGCGGCGCGTTGGTGTTCATATAACCCTTTCCTTATGTAGATAGTTTTTGTGGCTGGGTCGTATAGCCCCCAGTACGGTCCCGAGAGTGGGTATGTGGTGACTGTGAGGCCAAGCTGTTCGGCTTGTTTTTCTAATACCTCAAAAGTGCTACCCATGAGGGTAAGAATAGAGCCGCCCTCTGACATTTGAGAGCGGCTCAAAGTGGTGGGGTTCGTTTTTATTGCTCGCTTTCAAGGTCAGGGTCATAGCCGGGGGTTGACGCGGCGCTACGGCCATAGTTCGGTTCAGGGATTTCACGACCGCCCGGGAACAAGTCAGCCACATTACTTCGCTGCGCTGTTTCGCCTAATTCGCGTTGCAGGCGTTCGTACGCGTTTTGCACGACGCGGTCCGGATCTTCGCCAACGTACTCGCAGATTTCGTACAATACGCGCAAAGGCAGCTGATTACGCCCGTTCAGCCAGTTGGTTACAGCTGTACGGGAATGTTTAGTCGCTTTCGCCGCTTCGGCCATCGACGCGTCATACCTGACTAATGTCGCCTTAAGCTCCTTGCTCACGTACGTGGCAAAAAGTAGCGATTGTTTATGTAGCTCCATGAGACCATTGTAGCATCCATTTAGCACTTGTAGTACTCAAATTGATACAGAAATAGCTTGCTAAGTACTCGTCCGCCTGCATATAGTACTCATATGAGCACTTCAGAGATTCTTGTAGAAATATCCTTCCGTGTGCAGAAAGCCATCACGGAGGCGGGCAGGTCCAAAAAATCTGTATCCGACGAAACGGGCATCCCTTACCCAACACTAAACCGCAAAGTTGCGGGCAAGGGGGAATTTAGCTTCTTAGAGCTATTCAAAATCGCTAAGGCTTTAGGTGTTTCGCCCGCCGCTTTCACCCCCGCCCCCTTCAGAATCCAGCGGAAGGAATCAGCGTGAACAGCGTCGAGCAAGAAATAAACAGCTCCCCAACCGCTGGAACCGGTCAGGGAGCAAAGAAAGAAGGAATCAGCATGAACAACCTAATCCCATTCACTTTTGAGAATACCAGCGTCCGTATGTTTGAGGAAGGCGGTAAGGTCTTTTTCTGCGGCAAGGATGTCGCAACCGCCCTCGGA